CTTGTCTATCTTTGATTGAGGCTACACATTTCATGCTGACTATACCATCTTTAGCATTAGCTTCTATAACATCTAGGCTATCTATACTTACATTAAGTTTAGCGCCTATGATTTCTATATACTTATGCAATACAACAGGTGTGCCATGACAATCCCATGTAGCTTCTGCTCCATTTATTTTTAACTCTTTAAATATCTTGACGGCTTCGTCAGGTATATTCATCTTACTCATACAGTCTCCATGCAGTATTATCTGCTGTTGGTTCGTTATTGTTTACTACCATATCCCAAAATTTTTCTTGACGATAAACTAGGATCTCTTGGTAGTCTTGATGTGATGGGACAGCACAGTATTCCCATCGTGCATTACCAAACAACACCGACAGATAACAGACATCTAAGTCTGCCATCATTAAGTAGTGTTGGATCTGCGCATAGTATCTAGCCTTTACATGCTCTAACTTATTGTAATGGTTAGTGTGCTTACACTCTATGATAGCGTTCTCATGTGGACACCAGCCATCAAAGTGTGCCATTCTAAAATCCACCTTAATATATTCTTGTGGATATGGTTCGGTATGTATACCAGTTTGTTTAGTAAACCAACCAAGATTAAACTCCTCAGTTAATGTACCTATCTGTACTGGCAACACGTTAGATAAATCTACTCCAGGTTTACGTTGAGTTTTTAATTCCCATAGCTCATGTATAGGTGCAACATTCGTACCCATTAGGGCATGTGAATCTGAACCACCAATCCCTTTGTGTCTATCTATATCTATATATTTGACTACACTCATGTTCTATATTTTACCCTGTGTTTGTTCTAGTTGCAACGCCCAAGCTCCAGCATTTTTAAGGCTTTCTAAGAAATTAAAAGCCTTGAGATATTCGTCATCAAGATACGAGACAAAGTCTATTGGCATGGGCAGTCTAGGATATTTGTAGGTAGCACATATGTGTAAGGTTACATAAGGAAATAATCCAGCAGGATATTTCTTGAGCAACTCCCAATATGTTTTAAGACCTAGCTCATTAGGTGCAGAGCAACTAAAAGTAGAGCATATAGTTTCAAGCATTATCTGCACATCACTAACTGCGCAAGGCTTCAATAGATCCTCGCACTTGGCTACGGCTACAGTAAACTCACTTGTCTTTACTTTTTCTTTCAAGAAATTTACTCGATACATTTGACATATCAAGGATTCGTTCACGTCTGTCTCGAACAAAGGTGGGCGAAGTCTTATCATATGTTGAACGTGTTCGATCTGACTCTGCTCTAAACTCGATTGACCTTCGAACCCAAAGTTTAAACATGGCTTGCCAGTTCCTTGCTGTCCTACCTTGTGCTGTGTAGTAGTCGATGAACTTATCTCTTTCTTTTTCATAGTCTATATCCTGTTGTTGAGTCCAGGCTATTACATCAGGTGATGCTTCAAAGTCTACTGGACATTGTGATTCTAATTCCTTTAGGTCTAACTCTAACTCTAGTGCATTGCACCAGGCTAATAGGTTCATACCATTAGGACATTTTTGCATACGCTCCCAGCTACCAACTGAGCTGTCAGCTACACCAATCATCTGCGATACTGTCATAGTATCTATCTTATATTTTTTTCTCTTGGCTATAAGAGTGAACACCAATTCTTTATACGTCATCTATTTCTGTATCCCTCGTAAATTGATCTTCATCTTGTATACATTCAGCAGCTTGTATAATAATTGCAGAATCAATATCGCTGTATATTTTAATATCATTATCTTTACACCAGTTACGAAACTCTCCAACTGACTGCGATACTTCAAGGTCTGCTACTTTTTCCATAAGTCTTTCTTTATTCATTTTTATCTCCCCAGTAATAGTAGATGGTGTAACGTATACCATCTTTGTTTGTACGCCACTCACTTGCTATTGAGTAACCCTCACCTCTCATTCTAAAAATAATATCTGACAGTCTGGTTGCTCTAAACTTTGTGATCGCATCCCATGTAGTTATCTTCTTGTACTTCTGCAAATATTTTTTTACTTGTAAGTATTTGTTAACCTTACGCTTTGGTCCTGTACCTTTCATACTACCTCCTATCCAGTAATGGATTCTTCGATGTTTAAAGCGTTCATTATAGATTCAAATTTTCCAGGCTTATCTTTACATCTTTCTTTAAGCCTTGCTTCAAATGCTGCTGAAACAACAAGCAATTCTTCATTTGGTATTGTATTAACTACATCTTTAACACATTCGTCATGGTTAGGTTTATACAATTTTTTTTGAAACAAAGCATAGTCAGTCATAAAGTTCATTAACATTTCATTTTGTTTAATAATGTTTTCTTTATCTGCATGTTTGTCAAACATATACTCATAATTAGATTTAGCTTTCTTCCATAAATATTTATACTTAGCTTTATCTTTTGTTAATATATCTATTTCATCTAACAACCTACTTACATCATTTGCTTCTATCTTCATAGTAATACCCTCGCTAATAATTCTATTATTAAAATTACAATGCCAGCCACTAAGAGTGGTAGCATCACCCACTTCACAAACATTACACCCTTATTTAACACTTTGTTCCCACTCATGCATAAGAATCTTATTGGTTACTGCATTGACCCAATCATCTTGCAAAGAACTATCATCACTAAGCATCTTGCATAAACTTGTGCCTAAACAATTTAGTTTTATCATGCTTCTTATTGTGCGTTCAACTTCCATGTGTCTGCCTGCCCAGTAATCTTCTCTATCTTCAAACGGTTTAGCTATTACTTCTGTCATCGTAGTCTACCTCTATGTTGTGTTTAATTTTAACTATCAATCCTCCTAATTTTTTTGAGGATTCATAGCACTCAGTCATCAGTTTGATGTACTCTTGATCGTACTCCGTTACATTACTTTCATTTAAATTTTCCATAAACTTTGCAGCAGTCTGCGTGTTGGTACTGATAAGCTGTACTAACCAGACTTGTTCTTCCATTGTTAAACATAATTCACCCATTGCGTTCTCCTGTACGTAGTGATGTCATATACTTCTCAGCCATTCGCATAGCTGTTGCGTGTATAACATCAGTAAATGTTGTTGGCCTAATGTAACCAGGCTTAATTGTTTTCATTAACCTATTACGATATTTATAATAGGCTTCTTCTTTACGATCCTTGTATCTACGTTGCCATGCTTCCATTACTCAATCACCTTCGCTACCTTCTCACACACATACTTACTAGCAGTATTGCGTAAGTACTCAGCGAATACTTCTAGTTCTACCTCACTTAAATCAATCGTAATGTTGACTGTGCCTTGTGAAAAATCTAAATCAACAGTTGATTGAAGGTCTATATAATTGTGTTTAAGTTTTTCTATCACATCGCATACACATAATGCTGTGTCCTCTGCTACTTCTAACTCAGCAAGATATTCTGCTTCTTGTTGTCTTTGTCTATCCATGTATGTATCTAAGTCATCTTCTGGTGTACCTCTACTCATCATCTGCCTCCAGTTTGTGTGTCCATTCTGTTGTGTCATAATCAATTAATGGTGTGCCATGTCCTACGTCTACAGCAAAGTCTTTGTACTCAGTTAAACCATATGGGAATTCTTTATTGCCACCTGTGTTTTCACGCCATAAAGCACTATGTACTAAGTGAATTTTATCTAGTTTCTTATCGGTTTCTACTTCCCATTCAGTTACTTCTGTCCTGGTTCTTCTTACTGTATACCTATACCAAGTTTTATCTTCAGACTCACCATTGATACTAACTAACTTGTCTTGCTTATTACTTATTACTTTTTTCATGTTACCCCCACATCTCTGCTGTTTGTTTAAATGTTAATGGACTATAATGCAGGTCTCTTTCTATACCAAGATGAAACCCGACATCTAACTCTTGTAAACTGTTAACGTCTACCCAACCATACTCACCATCCGATATCTTAGCCCACCCAAACGCATGACCTGCCTCATTCATACTGAATAAGAACCAAGTACCTGCGCCCATTGGATTAAATAACTTAACGACTGGATAACGATCAGCAATAGAGAAGTCCATACCTTTCTCATCTGCCTCATCCATCATGGCTTGATTAGCCTTGAGCTTACGCTCTATTTCTTTTGTGATTAACTTCATTGACTACACCTCTTGTTGTTAAGCTCTGACTGCCATGATATACAACAGCATAAGAGCGATGAATAATAATAACTGGTCCATCTATACCTCCTTAATAAAAGTCATAGGCTTTGACAGGTATAACTTAGCTGACCATACTCTCTCTAACCTCAAGAGACTATCCTTCTCTCTTTGCAGGATTACCCAATGCAGGGTTTTAATAAGCCAGTACCTATGTATAACACCTTACTCTGGTAGCTCAACTGTTTATGAAGTTCACCAGTTTTTTGCGTACACCCCAGAATTATAAGGGCGATACTACTAACCCTTGTCGCTTACGCCTAGTGGTCGGTTGCTATGCCACGCTAGTAGTAGTATCTATACCTAGTGGGATTCAAACCCACGCTCAGTAATTCATGTTCTTTTTTTTATAATGCTAGAGAGAACTAACTCTAGTGTGGTACAAGTAAGTAGGAATAAACCTAGTTGCAGTTGTACCTATCCTAATGAAACTGTTCTAATAAGTGTATACCATCTGTTCTAAGATTACAACTCTTGATCGTATACCATATTAATTAACCTGGCTTTTGACCTGGATTTTTATATTCATGTACGACTCGTTCTTCTGTCGTACTATATGGTTTTAAAAAAATAAGTCCTGCTTTTGATGAGAGCAGGTAACTCAATGATGTACTAACTAGTAAGTTAGTATCTATTTTCGTAGTACCAATCTTCGTACTCAGGACTTAACATAGACGGCATTACTAAAGCATTATCACAATCTCTGGCGTATCTTATTTTTTCCATTATCATCTCCATTCATTAGGTTAATAAAGTCCTGCCTTTGGCGAGAGCAGGTAACTCGTTCGAAATTATCTGTGAGTAGTTTGAGCTTTTAATACATCTAAAGTTTTTCTTTTACTAACTGCTGTATTTTCTTTAGCTTTCTCAGTTACTGCTCTCTTAGCCAGATATGCCTCTAAGTCCTGAGCTACTTGTACTGCACTTTTAATCTTAAGCTCTAGGTCAGGTCTTGTATTTCTTAACTCTTTCCACATCTCAAGTCTCATCTCTAATTTATCTAGGTTTGAATCTTGAATTGCTACTGCTCTTGAGAGAGTTTCTATTCTTTCGTTAGCTAATTCATCAAAGTCGCCTCGACATTTATCAATAGCTACAGCTAAGTCATCTCTCATCTCGTTACCTTTCTTTCTTACAACTGCTTTAGATTTAATAAACCTGTTATAATCCTGCTGTGCAGAGTAACCGTTAGCATTATAAGAACTATTCTCGAAGCAATTTTCTAATGAATAGTTATTATTTGCGTCTTCTAAAAATACTTTTAACTGTTTTTTATCTACTACTATTTTATTTTTCATATTATTTTCCTATGTTTTAGTTTATATTTAACGTTCTTATTCACTTTATCTGTGAATGCCTTCCAGAAACTACAAAGTCAAGCCAGCCTTTTGCTTTTTATTCTTGCAAGGATGAATCCGTACGACCCATCGTAGAAAAATCGTATGCCCTTGAATATATGTCGGTACTATTTTTCTACAGAGTACGGATTCACGTAGCCTGTCCTTGCAAGATGGCTTGACTTGTAGTTTAGTCTCCCACATTCACATATATAGTAATCATCCGCCAAAACGACACGTACTTGAAAATCTTTTTGCGTTCTTTTAGGGGATATTCGCAAAAAGATTTGTCGTTTTGGTGGGCCTTTGACCTTCGCAACTGCTGTTGCGTTGTCGTGGATCTTGTGCTTTAAATGGCTCTTCAACGCATAGCGTTGTTTAGGTGTTTTGCCCTGACGCTTGCGTAAATAGGTATTTCGGTTGTAATGTAATCAACAAGTTACGTTGGGTAGCTTGACAGATAGAACGGTAGTGTTACTCTTTAGTACTGCAACAACCGAAATTCTTTTAAGGAGTACACAAGCTATGGCAAAATTGAGCAACGTTAATGCGTTATTACCGAAGAAACAACCTTCGCTGAACAGTAGACAAAAGGCACTCGTAGACATATTAGTGAGTACAGGGTGTTCTGTGGGCGAGGCGGCAAAGACTGCTGGATTCAAGGAAAGTAGTGCTGATGCACAAGGCTATCAAACTCTGAAGAAATCTCACGTAGCCGAGTACATGTATCAGCAGATACAAGAATCCTTTGGCATCAACAGTCTGAAGGCACAGAGTACCTTAGCCAAACTCGCACAGAACGCCAAGAGTGAGTATGTTCAGATGGAATCAGCGAAGGATATACTTGACAGAGCAGGCTTCAAAGCACCCGACAAACATCAACATCAGATTGTTGGAGACTTCAAGGTACACATAGACTTGAGCTAGCCTGTTCTGCCTACGTTTTTAATTTTTACTTGCCACCTGCCGTAGCGCAGGGGGTTTAAAAATTGCCCTTGACCTTACATAAGAGGTAGTACACACGCATTATTTTTTCTGAGAACTCGATGTTGATTTTATTTTTTTATTCGCTATAGTAAAAACATGGGACCACAAGAACAATATTTAAAGAGGATAGCGAAAGATCCGTTCCTCAAATACTTCAAACCAATACAAGGGCCTAATGGTGCTACGAGCTTTGGTAGAAGATTATCAGCACCACCAGGTGGTAGGTTTAAAGATCCAGGTGTAACCAGACAGGCGGCCGACATCTTTAAGCAAAAGACAGGCAACGCTTATGGTGGTAAGCTATTGCCAGTAGCACAAGATAGTACCTACAAGTCATCCTCGTTTGGGAAGGCAGATGCTGCTAAGGCTGTCGCCGATGCTAAAGAGTTTAGAAGGACTGCCAGTCAAAAGACTTTGTTTGGTGGTAATGTAAGAACCTTGTT